ACATGGACCTAGCGGACGCGGCCGACTCACTGGGCCTATCCGGCCGTTTGGCCGGCCCATACGAGGTCAAGATCACGGTCCACCCAGGGTGGACCGCCCGCTAGGCTCCGAGACCCTGACGGATCTGGATGACCGTCAGGACGATACCCAGGACCACGGCGAGTCCGGTCACGGACCCGCCGATCCACTTCAGCAGTCCAGTTTTGGTGACGTAGGTCTCCGGTATGTCGTCGACCTTCTTCTCGACGTCACACAGCTTCTGGTAGATCTGCGTCAGGGTGATCCTGACCGCGGGCTCTTCTTCGGGCATGATCACCTAATCCATCGATCTCAACACAAGGACCACGACCCCGCCGTACCCCACCTCGGAGCGAGGTGCCGGAGGCGGGGAGATCTGCTGGAACGTCACCTTGTCGATGCGCACCTGGCGGCCAGTCGGCTCTGCCGACGAGAAGTCCTGCCAGAGCACAAGGTCGCCAGAGTCCTCGATCGCCTGGAGCGCTGCCAGGCGATCCCTGGAGAAGCCGTCAGAGCCCCACTCCTGGCCCGTGCGCCAGGTCTCCCGGTCATAACACATCAACGGCAACTGGATGAGCCTCTGCGGCTTGACGGCTGGCAGAGACTTCACGGAGTACGAGTGGACGATCGGACCCTTGGTCGGGTCCGGCGCTCTGGTCAAGGTGAACTTGAAACCCATGGACCTTTGCGGACCCAGGCTCGCCGGCAGGGCGGCCTGGTCCAGGTCCGCGGTTCCCTGAACGTCCCAGATACGGAAGCGGTTGGTGGTGTCGTTGGGGAGGATCGCGTCCACCGCGATCGAGCCGGACAGTGGCTCGACCTCCACCTGGAAGAACTTGAAGATCTTGGGTTCGGTCGTGCGGTACCGCACCCGACCGAACTGGATGAACCCAGACGTTACCAGTTCGGTAACGTGTTGGTAGTAGTACTTGACAGGCGCCTCGGACGGATAGGCGCCAGTGCTCACGGCCGCGACAACGCGGCCACCTGAGACCGCCAGGTCGGTGACGTAGCCAGTCACCTCGATCTCGACGTCACGGGCGTAGGCCGCCGTTCCGTCGTCGAATACCTGGGCAGTGTCCAGGCGATAGGTGCGGCACTGGCCGTCGCTCGTACGGAGCGACACCCAGAACCAGCGATCCCAACTGGAGATCGCCGCACCCTCGACAACATTCGTCGGCTCGACGATCAGGGGTCCGTACTGGAGCTCCCCATCGGCTCCGATGGCAGCGAGCCGGATCCCCCGACTCGTTACCATGCAGAGCCACTGGCCCGCCAGGACGGCGATGCGCTGGACGCGCTCGCCGGCTGGGAGAGTCGCCGTGGTGATTCCGGCATTCAGCGTCGGAACGTCCCCGGTGGTATCCAGGGTGATCTTCTGGATCGAGGACTCCGCGCCGGAGTACCCGGCGAGGTAGACGCACTGAGGTCCCTCGGCGATCGAGGTGTACACCCAGTCGAGGGACGGGTAATCGTACTTCGCGGCTTGCGCCGTGCCGCTGACGTCTTCGACGTTGACGACCCAGACGTGTCGGCCACTCACCGCCCACAGGCGGTGCTTGGCCCAGAGGATCTGGGGAGGAACCGAAGGAGTGGGGTCGGTGTTCGTGAGTGGCCAGTTGGACACTCCGCCTCCACCGACAAGACCGGAGTAGACGATCTCGGCGTTGGTGACGCCGTACCAGCGATCGTTCCCCGCGACCACATCGGTGAAGGTCTCACCCGCAGCGCTGTGCAGGTTCGTCACAGCGCCACCACCGATGGTGGTCTTCTTCACGGAGTCTCCGACTCCGAGGTACAGGTCGTTGTCGACAGTCCAGAGGCAGCGAGCCTCCGTGCTCGCTGGCGTGGCCTGGACCATACGACGAAGGAGCTTCAGTTCACCTTCGGTCCAGGGATCGACCCCTTGGGAGTCGAAGAACCGGGCAGAGGCGACAGCCTCGGACCTACTCTCCTGGAACTTGGCACCAGCCCCCTGGTGCCAGGAGTCCTGGCTTCTGAGCCACCAACCGGAGAGGCTCTGCTCTCCGGGCTCTCGCTCATTGTCCTGTTGCTCGCGACGCATCTCTGCCGTTTCGTACGCGAACGGCAGTGCCTTGCTTGCCGCGGACAGGAAAGGAATACCGCCGATGGCGTAGTCGATGGCTCGACCGCCACGGGCGGTGATCTGAGAGCTGATGCTCTCGATTCGCTCTGATAGCCCGGCAGGGAGCCGGGCCGTGATGTCAGTCAAGGAAGTACCAACCGTCGATACTGACCCAGGTCGGAGAGTCCTGGGTCCAGACGGTTACCTGGCCATTGGTGGCGATCTCGATCCGGCAGACGCCGGTCGTGCCCGCACCCGCGAGGGTGGCACCACCTACGTAGCGCTTGAGGTTCGGCGGGATCCACCCGCCGGGCATCGTGAAGAGCAGGTCCCCTTCTACAAAGGGGGTGTTGTCGGTCTTCTTGATGGAGCCCTGGAGGTAGACCTTCCGGCCCCTGGCCGGGTTGCCGGACGCACGCCTTTGCGGCGTGCGGTCGAAGATGGATCTGTTCCCAGCCAAGGTGATGTTCTCCCAGGTGGTTGGCTGGTGGATACCTTCCAGGTATCCGGCCGGCGTTACGCCGAAGAGGGTCGTCGTCCCAAGATCGTCGACGACGGACAGGGGGTTACCCACCTGGCCCGCGAGGTTCTGCACCCTAAGGGCAGGGTCGGCGACGTCGACACTTCGGACGAGGGCCGTCGTGGAGACTCCGGCCGTACGGCCGATGCCCACGCGCCCAGAGGCGTTGACATCAACGCCGTAGGTGCCGCCCGACGTCTTGATCGTGGCCAGGCTTGCGGCCTGGCTGGCAACGCCGGTAACGACCAGAGGAGTCACGGCCGTGTCGACGGACGTGGCCTCCAGCTTGGGAACCTGGAGCCGTCCATCTCGGCCCACCAGGCCGACCTCTACCCCGGCGACAGTCCGAATGGACGCCGGGTTCTGAGAGTTGGCAGGGTTCCCCTGGAGGATCGTGGTGTCACGAATGGTCGTGCCACCAATAGTCCCGCCGGAAATGGCGGGAGAACTCAGTGTAGAGCTGTTGATCGTCGCCGAAGAGAGGGTCTTATTGGTCAAGGTCTGTGCGTCGGTGGTGCCCACCAGGGCACCGGAGACGCCGTGCACAGCGGCCGTGCTGTTGATGTGGAGGTTGGCCTCGTCAGCATCTCGTGCGGAGATGCCGTGCACGATGACCGCACCGGAAGAGTGCGGGAATCCAGTCGTACCGTCGACTCCACGGGTCACCGTGAGGGTCGTGCCGGCCGCTGCCGTCACCTCGACGACTTCCTCGACACCCTGATTGAGATCGACGATCAGGGTGAACGGGAACAGCGTCGGGAGACCCGACGCGCTGGAGACCTGGAGACTCACGTCAGAGGCACCGATGGACGCCTGGAGCGTCATCGAGGGACCGTTGCGGAAGTACCTTCGAGCCATCGATTTACCTCGTGTAGTGCGGCTGACTGGGGTTGAGCGTCAGCAGGCGCTTCCGCTCTTCCATTCGGAATTGGCTGTACATCGCGAACAATTGCTTGGCGAGATTCGTAGTGGCGCCGGCAGGAACGGAGTCCTGCCGAGCGAACTGCTCCGCGGCACGGAGCTGGAGCCTGGAGTTCTCCATCACCTGCATGAGGCGCCAGCAGGTGCCGTAGATCAGGCAGGAGGCCGCCGACTCGGCGATGCCGAGAGAGGCGAGCGTCTGAGACGTGGACGTGGGCACCGTGTACGGTGCCGCGTAGGTCACCTGGACCTTGTATCCAGAGATGATCGAGTCGTAGATCTCGATCGACTTCCCATTGGGGAAGTCCGTTGCGTCGGCGTCTGGGTTGTAGACCCAGCGCTTCGTCTTGGGCCATTTCTTCCATGGCCCAGGAGTGTCGTACGACACGTTCAGCACGCGATCGCAGTCGGCCGGAAGGCCGTAGGCGATCTGCGTGATGTTCCAGTTGACCGTGGTCTTCTTGACCTGGAACAGGTCGGGGCAGACCTCCATGACGGTTTCCTGGAGGTTGTTGAGGATCGCACTCTTCGGAAACCATGGGTCGTTGACGACCCTCGCATTCAAAAGGTGGCTGGCAGCCACACTGTCTTCGGACCCCCGACCGAACGGGAGGATCTTGACGGTCGTACCTTCGACGGACTCAACCTCCATGAGTTCGTCGTCGACCTCGATCATTCCCTGGGTAATGGTGCTGTCCGCGTTTGCGACCTGAAAGGTCAGGTCGTCAGTGTCGATGGCTACCTGGAGGTAGCTGGTCGCTTCGCGCACTCCCGTCCAGGAGTGCATGCGCTGCTGGATCCTCTGGACCAGTTCGCCCACCGTGGTCATCAGAAGCCCTCCAGGATCAGCGAGGAGGCCTCGTCGACACCGAGGCCGGTTGAGCCGGCGAGGAGATTGAGAACGCCCTGAGTATCAAGGCCGGATGTCCCGGCCTTCTTGTTCAGGGCGCCTTTCAGATCGAGGCCAACAGTTCCAGCCCAGACGTTGGCCGCACCCTGGGCCGCCAGGTTCTGTGTCCCCGCAAGGCGGTTCATGTTGTAGGTCAAGGGGCGGACCTCACCAGCCGGAAGGCTGCTGAGTCCGAGAGAGCCATCCAGGATGGCAAGCAGGAGACCGTAACCGACAGAGGAGGCCACGTTGTACGTGGCTGTCCGAGGCCCTGCTACGCCTGCCGTAGCACGAACCTCGTCCATGATGGTCACGGAGATCTGACCGCCACCAGTCCCGAACAGGGACGCCCGAGTCGTCATGTTCCCCTGGCTCACCGAGCTCGCCGTCGAGGACTTCTCGGAGAACAGGCCCAGGATCCTCTGGTTGTCGGCGGTCGTGTTGATGGCACCACCGACGCACGTCGTGACGCTGGAGGCCCTGAAGGTGTTGGTACCGATGGCTGCGATGGGACTTGCGGCATAGGCGCTGTAGCAAGCCATCGCACCTGCGAGCTTGCCACTGCCAATGTCAGTGGTCAGGGTGACCTGGGTGTCCGTGGCCGCCAGCTTCTTCCAGGCCACGATGCCCCTGGCACTCCCCGCTCCATACTGGAACGGGGAGCTGACAAGAGGGGTCCATCCGGACTCGGCCAGACCGAGAGTCTGGGCCGATGTATTCACGGCGGCCTGGAGGAATGCCAGGTGGCCAGGTCTCGCACCAGACGGCCTCGGAACGACCAAGCTCAAAGCGTTCTGGTTATTGGCGCTGGAAGCGGCCACGAAGTTGGACACTAAGCTGCATCCTCCGAGAGCTTGTTCTGAACGAATGAGTCCCAGGCCGGAGTCCCATATCCGACCCCGGATCCCTCGGATAGAACCTCGGCTTCGTGCACTGCCTGGAAGGTCGTGGCATCCGGGTTCATCCCGGAGTTCACGGCCGCCTCATAGACGTCCAGTTCGCGCTGGAAGCGCTTCTCCTTGGACAGGTCGATGCCCTTGGCCGAATGGGCCCACCCGACCCGGAGGTGCGCCGCACGAGCGCACTCTCCGAACGACCGATGGTCTTTCGTAACGCAGGCTGACCTACAGTTCATCGTCCTCGGTCCATGCCGGGACGAGGGCTTCGCCGGAGGCGTCGCGGGGATCGCTCAGGGGAGTTACCTTGCCCTGAACGTAGAACGTCATGCCAGCCTGGACGCTGGCAACGACGAGGCTTCCAAGGCCGACCCAGGCGGTCGGGACGACCGCGGAGAGGGCTGCTCCGCCAAGGAGCACCTGGGCGCCCGCCAGAATGGCGAAGGTGACCAGGACGGGACGAGGACGCTTCACTTGGCCTCCTTGAGGGAGGTCTCAACGTTCCGCTTCACGGACGGCGACATGCCGTCCGCCAGGGCGGCAACGGCCCTTGCCAGGGCATCCACCTTGCGGTCCACCTGCTTCGGCCAGGCGTTGGAGCCGACAAGCAGTCCGCCATACGACAGCTTGGTCTCGTCGTCCCACCCACCGATCCGCTCGGCGAAGTCGCCCGGATCCAGCTGCGACGCCAGCAGGCCGTCGATGACCAGCTTGGCGATGTCCTTCTTGTCTTGCGGAGTCACTTCGTCTTCATCCTCAATGGGTCGTCCGAGTAGTACGTCGAGGACGCCAGAGGCGGCCTCCCAGTTGTCACAGAACTCGCGGTGAAAAGAGATGTGGATGTGCCACAGGTGCGAGCTGTCAGAGCTCGCCGGCCCGGCCTTGCCGGTCTTGCTGTTGCTGAACGTCCAGCCCTCGACGTCACGATCGAGATCGATGTTCCCGAAGAACTCCCGAATCACGGGGCGATTCGTGTCGCCCCGCCAGAACAGGCGCTTATCCCTGTTCTTCATCCCGTTGTACAGACGAGTGCTGTACTTGGCGATGTTCCGGAAGTCGCTCTTCTGGGCGGTCTTGAAGGTCAGGTCAATGGCACTGGCTTTGTCGGCTGGACCGCGCTTGTCCGCGGCCAGCTTGACCGAATAGTCGGTCGACGGGAGATTGTCGCGGCGGTTGTGGTAGCCGCGCTTGTCGGCATAGATGCCGCCAAGTAGAAGATCGCTACCGATGGCCTTGCTGGCTTCCTGCCAGAACTTGACCAGGGCATCGGGGTTACTGCTCACTAGACCCAGGCACCGCCAGTTCGTCTCTTGATAACGCCGTTGGTTGTATCAATCCAGACGCTCCCGTTGGGAGCGCTGGCATCGGGATCCGCGTCGTCGACGTAGAACCGGATCCCATTGAAGGTCTCGTAGTTGCTCGTGTGCTTGAAAGGCACGACGCTTTCAGCGTCGGTCTCACTGACCCGGAATCGAACAAGACTGTTCGCTCCATTGGTGACCTGGAAGACATCACCAGAGGAGCCTCCGCCGGCTCCCCAACCGAGAACCCTGAAGGCCACGTTGCCCTGCTTGCCAGGGCGAGCACGTCCCTCGCCGTACTCGTTGAGGGCAAAGGTTCGGGTGTTGTCCCCGAACCAGAAGGCCAGTCGGTCTGGACCGCTTGACGACAGTGCGTCGTCGGGTATGTTCACGCGCAGGAACTGCGTGGAGCCATCCCGAAGGTTGACAACCTTCCCGTACTCCAGTCCACCTCGGCGAGACATAACCTCGCCGACAGTCCTGACCGCTACGCCCTTGGAGGCGATGTAGTCAACCAGCGCCTGGAAGTCCGCCGTAGCCACTTCCTGGGGAGTGGCCGGTGTGGTCACGATGGAGTGGAAGCAGAAGACCAGCCATTCGTTTCCAGCGATGGCCTGGTCCACCGCACCCGTCATCGTCGCCAGCGACGTGACGTTGGTGGGACCAATGCACCGGATGTTGAGCCGGTCGCCGACCGGGGTTGACTCCCAGGTTGGGTTGGTCAGCCCCCTGGCTGACGTGAACAGCTGGTTAGCATTGGTTCTGGCCGCCTCGTCGTAAGCGCCTTGCGGCCAGGCGAAGTGATCCGTGCCAAGGAAGCCCTGGCCGATCAGGTACTGCTTAGCCTCACGCATGTCGGCCAGCTGCGCGGCCGATGCGTAGGCCGTGTAGCCGTTGGCTCCAGTGCCACCCTGACTCACAGTCTGGTTGTGGAGCGCCACAGAGTCGGCATGTACGCCGACCTCCCAGCCTTGGTTCTGGAACTTCTTCAGCTCTGCGAGCTTGAAGTAGTTCGTGTAGGCGGGGTTGGCGGGATCCTTCAGGATCCCCGAGATGGGATACAGGGTGCCCTTGTAGCCGTACTTGTCGAGGTACGGCTTGGCGGTGGTGTATTGGCTGAGCAGGTTGTCATCGAACGTCAGAGAGATGACGGGCGCCTGCCCGCGCGGGATGAACTCCAGGCCACCGTAGCCAACGGTGACCGCACCGGCGGAGTTGTCGTAGACGTCCAGCTGGACGTCGGTGAACACCCGAGGATCGGGCGTTCCGAGAACGGTTGCCTTCCCGATGGGAAGTGTGATCCTCACCCACTGCCCTTCCCGCAGGAAGGGCCATGCGGCCGGGTTCTCCTTCAGTTGCCAACGGTATCCGTTGGCTAGTCCACCAGAACCGATCCAGAACTTGAAGTCCAGGACGTTGGCCTGTCCAGTTACCCGAAGCCAGATGGCTGGGATCTTGTCCCGCATATCCATCGTCGGTCCACCGAAGATGGAGGCGGCGCACTTGACGCCGGTGCCGATCGTTGCCAGAGTAATGCTCTGGCTGCCGATCACCGGGTCGCTGGTGTCGTTGAGGTTGACTCCACCACCATCACTGGTGTCGGCATAGCCGTGGCGGCTGTGCCGCCCCAGATGACCTTGCTGGACGAGGAGTCCAGCGCTCCGAACAGTGGCCTGGCAGGCGCCGTGCCTGCCGTCGACAGGGCCAGGTCCGCGGTCGCCTGTGCGGCCGTAATCCTGGTGTCGTGGTCGGTGAAGGCAGCATTAACTGGGTCGTCCCAGTTGGTTGCACCTTCAGTGATTGGCGTGTAGGCCACTAGTCTCCAAATCCACCTTCGCCGAAGCCGCCCTCGCCGAATCCATCGGGATCAGTCGGAACGGGTGTTGACTCATCTGGACTTATGTATGCACCAAATCCGGCGGCCGTGAGCTCGGCCGCCTTGGCGTCTGTGATGGTGTGGCCGCCATATCCACCGAGGAATATCTCGGTGTCCGTGTCGGGGTCGGCCACAGGCGTGAGCTCCCAAGCGCCATTGCGCTTGACGATCGCTCGACCTTCTGGATACGTGAAGTAGTTCAGGAGGTCGGAACGTTGGTGACGGACAACGCCGTCACCATACGTTCCGGTCATCTCATAGGGAGGCGTCAGTTTGGGCATGGCCCTGACTGATCAGTTCCCGCCCGCAGCGATGCCAGCGCCGTCCTTGGACGAGCCAGACTCGATCCGGCGCAGCGCTTCCTCGCGGAACCGCGCCCAGCCGAGAATGCCATACCAGCCCAGGGCGTACTGGCGGTTGAAGAAGTCCTGGCCAACCTTCTCGGTGTAGACCAGGCCCGGCTCAACAGCCGTGGCCTCGACGAGGGCCTCACGACCCACGATCAGGGTGCGGTAGACATATGCCACTCCGCCACTCGCGCCACCGGTGGCAGCGCCGTCCTGGGCCGCGTAGGCCCGGCCGGTCTGGACGAAGATGCAGCGCTCGTAGACGCCGACCTCACCCTTCCAGATCAGGTTCGGAGCAGAGTAGGTGTGCGGGTCGCGCCAGCCCAGCGAGCCAGTCTCCCGGCGCAGGTCCATAGCGACGTGCGGGTGGATGTAGCACACGTAGAACTCATCGCGCTTCGGCGCTACAGCCGCCGTCTCCAGGTCGGCGACAACCGAACGGATGTCATCCGACGTAATCTTGTCCGTGTACTCCAACGCATTGGTCGCGTTGTCCGGAAGGCCTGCGCCGTCCGAGGAGTAACGCACGTTCGTGCCACCCTTGGCGACGAACCGGACGTACCGGTCCAGCTCGTTCTCCATGTTGTAGGCGACCTGCTCGGCCTGGTACTGCATCACATTGGCCAGCGAGGTCTCACGCAGGAGCTTCGAGTGGATCAGTTCGCGACCATACTCGTTCACGGTGACGTTCACCGTGTCCGGAGTGTTGAAGGTCACCGGCGTCGGGTCAACGAAGTCGCCCAGGATGTTCGCCGCGTTCGACGGATCATCCACGCCAGGCGCGATGTCCTTGTGCTTGAACAGGGTGACGGTCTGGCCAGGCGACGTAACGTCTGCCGGCCGAACGTCTACAAGACTCTCTCGGAACAGAGGCCGGTGGCGGAGAGCCATCCGGAAAAACTGATCCCAGGCAGTCTTGATCGTAGCGGTACCAAAGGCGTTGCTGGAACCTCCAGCACCACCTGCGGTATTCATAACCATTTAAGGCTTTCCTTTTCTGTCAACTTAGTCCGTTTGCTCTGAGGAAAGCCGCAAGCTCCTTCGGATCTTCGAACTTCTCCATCTTGGCGCGAAGTTCATCTTCGCGACCATTAGACTGTCGAGAAGCACTCTCGACCCTTTGCATGCGCTGGTAGTCGTTTTGGACTGCCTGCTGCTCTTCGGTAACTTCCGGCTCTTGAGCCTGATATCCGAAGAGGTCGCCGTTCTCATTCAGCCAAGTGTCGACCGCCGACTTATCAGCAAGGTCGATACCATCGGCCGCCAGAAAGCGGCTGATCCTTTTGTCTTCGATACCACGCTCGGTGAGAACGTCCCGAAGACGGAATTCGTTGAGGGCCTTCTGCTCCGCTTCGCGGTCCTTCTTCAGTTGCTTGAGTTCCTTCTCAAGCTCCCGAAGACGCTTACGAGCGGGTTCGGGCAGGCGGTCTTCCCCGCCATTGCCACCCTCAAACTCTTCGTCTTCAAAGTCGTACTCGGACATACTTCACTCCAATTCAGTCAAAAGGACTCGTTGACCACGCAAGGCCCGGAGGTAGGCGGTGCGGCTTCAACTACCAGACTCATTCGCAGGCGAGGGCTGGTCGGTCTCGCTCTGGGTGGAGTGGCCGGGAATCGAACCCGGCCTAGAACCGTTCACTCCTGTCGGCAGTTAGTCGACGAAAAGATCTTCGACGTACTCTTCAAAAGCGGAGGAGGTCGTGATGCCCGAAGCCAGCCCTGGGAGGGCAAGCGAATACCCCTCTAGTTCAGCGGAGACATTGTTGCTTCCGTCCCACCCGACACGCCGAATTCGGTCCTTCTTGAGCCAATCGTTGCTCGACTGACACTTAACCCAGTCGGGCGTGCCAGTAATGGACTCGGCAAATGCGAGTGCATCTGCGGCACTCGGAAACGCTCTAGTAGCGGCGTCGTCGATGGTGACGGTGGATCCAGAAACCTTAACCCAAAGCATTCGCTCCGAGTTGACGTACTTGTTGGAGTCCGCCTTGATGAGCAAGTGGTTCCTTCCTAGTAACTGTAATCGGTTGATGCGCGTCCAGTAGTGCCGCGCGAGGAGCCGCCGAATGCGGCTCGCTCCTGAGAGGCAAGCTTCTTGCGCTTATCCTTCGCAGCGCCAATCTGCTCGAACACATCCTGTTCGAGGTCGCGCTGCGAATAGGTGATGCCATAGATATCGCCGAGCTCGGTGAGGGGCTCAAGGTTCTCGGCGATCATGCCGTAGCCTTGCTCGGCCTGCTCCTGGGTGACACCCAGGTCGGCCAGGTGCTCGGCGTAGCCTCGGTCAGCCGTCAGTCCCTGACGGGTCGCGGCCGTGGCCGCGGAGATGGCTCGCTGCGTTCGCTCCAGCAATGGGAGCGCCCTGCTTGGGTCGAGAGACATGGCGACCAGATCGCCATTCGAGTACCCGAACGTGTCGCGAAGGGTCTTCGCGAGGGCAGTGTCAGCGCTGTTGATCCAACCGCTGACGATGCGAGCACGAGACTCGATCTCGCCGGGAGAGACGTTCCGCCCGATCCACTTGGAGAAGTCACTGGGATCGTCCCAGAAGCCCTTGGGGAGGCCGTACTGCTGGAGTACGGCCGCATAGGCCCTCTCCGTAGCCAGGTACTCCGAGGGGCTGAGCATGCCCAGGCCGGCACGCTCACGGTCGTAGTTGCCCGCGAAGCGGGCCTTCCACTCCTTGGTCTGCTGGAGCTCCAGGTAGATGCTGTCCTCGGATAGCCCCTGCTTCGCCATGTTGATGATCTGGCTCGCGAGCGAGCCCAGGCCGAACTGCTGGAACAGCTGGATCAGAGCCGTGGCGACGTTGCGAGCGTCGCCTGAGAGGTTCCTCAGGACGCTCGTGTTGACGCTCCCAGTCTGCTGACTGGGAATCCAGGGCTTCGACTGGCTCGGCGTGGGCCACTGCCCACCCGTGCCGAAGTAGTACGGGCCCATCCAGGGCTTGTCGTAGTCGCGCGGCTTGTAGCCGTCAGAGGGCGCCTGGACCATCAGTCCATCACCAACCCGAACTTGGCGAGCAAGTTCCTACCGATGCCCATGATCTGCTCTTCGGCGTTCCTAGTTTTCATCCAGCGGGGATCCTGGCGAAGGTCATTCTCAAAGTCACCGATGGTCTTTGGGACGGGCTTTCCCTTGTCCGTATCCCACTTCGTAAGAGCGTTGCGGATGTGAGGATCGAACAGGTCAACCTGTTGAGGGTTGACCTCAAGGATCCGAGCCATCGAATCGATGTATGGCTCGGCGATCTCCCGGATCGTGACACCACGATCGATGTCGTCGGAGAACAAGCGGTACTGAGCCTTACTCATGTGCTTGATGTTCTCCAGGATTCCATCCTGGTCAGTGTGGTCCATCATGGCCGCTTTCAGGCGGCCGGCGATCCAGGAGTCGGAGACCTTGATGCCGTAGTCAGCCGCGGACTTCCTGATGAAGTCCTCGATCTGACCGGCTTCCCCGCCGAGCTGGTCGGACGCCAGGAGGCGTCCATAGCCGGTGGCACGGCCGATGGTGTAGCGAAGCTCCTCGTCCGTCCACCCCATCATCAGGGCCTGTGTGGCTGCCGTTTGCAGCCACTTGGACTGCATCTTGGCTCCGCCGGCCATCTGCTTGTAGAGGTTCTGGATGTGGTACTTCATCGACGACAGTCGACGGTTGTACTCGCCTGGGTCTGTCTTCTGGAGGACGATCGCCTCACGAGCGCTCTCGGGGCGAGAGCGGTACCACTTGGTGCCGCGAACGCCAGCGATGAATCGGGCTGACGTCCAGCCCTCTTTCACCGCGCGCTCAGCCAGACGCTTGAGCTCAGAGTTGGACGTGAGAACGGCCTTGGCCCACCCGTAGGTGGCCTCGAACTCATTCCAGTCGATCTTTGCCAAGTTAGTAGTCCAGCCTTATGCCGATAGCTTTGTCGTCGTAATCGCCTTTGCCGAGTCGCCGGATCCGGACCGAGAGTCCGGGGCGAGGTGCTTCGAGGATCAACCCATCGCCCAGCCAGAGGGCGATGTGGTTCCCTTGGGTGCGTCTGCTGTTGCCCCAGAACACCATGTCTCCGGGACGGAGACTGTTGATGGAGGTCTGCTGCCCGTTCCTGGCCTGTTGATAGGCCAGGCGGGGGATGTTCACTCCGGCCTGCCTGAACGCGTACTGGAGCAGGCCGCTACAGTCGAAGGCACTCGGGCCTGCCGCCCCGAACACATACGGGCGGCCGATGAAGCTTTTGGCGATGTTGATGACCTGGCTTCTGACCCCAGAAGCCCGTCCACCCTGAGTCCCCTGGGACTTCATGAACTGCTGAATGTCACCCAGTTCGGGGACTTCGAACTGGGGAGTCTCCAGAGCCTGGGAGTCAAGCGCCTCAGTGCCAGGAGCTTTCACCGACTCGATGCCAGGAGTGTCGATCTCCTCGTCGATCCCGTCGTCGAGGAGCTTGTCCATCGCGGAAATCAGTCCGGCGGTATCCGCCGGCTCGGACTGGGGTTGAGTCCAGAAGTTCTTCACCCAGTCGAATCGGTTCTGGTCGATCTCGTCGAGCTGGTTGCCCAGCTTGGCGTTGGAAACCGGGGCGGAGTACCGTCCGCCCAGTTGCGAGAGGAGACCTCTCGCTGACCCTTCCCACTTCGCGTACGCGCGAGGGAAGGCACTCACCTGAACCTTCTGGGCTGCTCGCCAGAGCTCCCAGTCGTTCCGCTGGCGGAAGTCCAGGAGGCCTCGCTGGCCTCCACGTCCGCCCAGGAAGAACATCCTGGCCGACTGTGCGGGATCCAGCCTTGCGGCCCTGGATCCCCAGGCGTTCCTCTGCTGGAAGATGCCGATCGAGTCCCGATCGCCGTAGTTGAGGTTCCTCAGACCGCTCTCCTGGAAACCAGTCATGAGTGCGATCAGGATGTCCCGGTCAGAGGCACCCAAGGATCGCCCCACTTGGGCGATGATCTGAGCATTTCGAATCTGCTCAGTAGTCCAGCGCTTCTCGGAAGTACGCCTAGCCACTAATCCACCGGACTGGAGATCGCTTCAAACAGCCAGTTGGCCAGGTTGGTGCTGGCCTGGATCTCCCCGTACTCGGGGTTCTCCTTGCCCATCTCCTCGGCCTTGGACTGGACCATCGACTGGACTTCCTCGGCAGACTTGCCGACCTGCCGGGTCTTGGACCCGACCTGCTTGTAGCCGCCTTCACCCGGACCGTTGAGGTTCGGGTCCCATTCGTACTGGGCTTCGGTCTCGGAGATCTGCGGGTTGGAGGAGACGATGTAGTTCGCCCTGGAGGCGAAGTCCTCGATCTCTTCCTCGTTGGGGTCACGCCCCAACGCCTGCTGGAGAGCCTGGCGAAGAATGGTCCGAGCAGTCTCCGGGCCCATCTCCGCAACGTTCTCGGTCCGAGTGACCTCGGAGAATCGCTTCCCCTTCCAGGGGAAGGCTTTGTCGTCTTCCTTGCTCAGCGACGGAGCAACGAGGTCAATCATGTCCCAGGGGGTCCTCTTGAGCTGTCCACCGGTGCTCATGTAGGCCGCCGTCGCGCGATCGACGGCATCCATCCAGATCTTCTCCATCTGGTCGAAGGAGTCGATGGTGATTCCTCGCGACGTCAGGTACGCGAGGATCGCCGCCTGCTGGGCGGGGTTGTACACCCACGCCTTTACCTCGTCAGCGTTGGTTTCACCACCGCCAGTCTTGACCGTCTCGATCTGGGGCACAGTCCCTGGCGCGTAGCCAGGCTGTGCGTTCGACTTCCTGGCCCGGCGCTTGGTCGTGACGGGCATCCAGAGGTAGTTGATGTTCTGCTGGTTGACACCCAGAGACTGCTGGATGGCAGCCAGGTTCTCGGGGCTGAGCAGCTTGTCCAGATCGTCGGCTGGCTTGGACACTAGGCAGCCGCTCCAATCTCGGGTACTGCGGTCAGGTCAAGCATCAGAGGGTCTCGTTCGAGGAAGGGTGTGTACCAGGAGGCGTCGAACGAAGTGTTCGACTCGGCCATCTTCTGGGCCAGAGTGGTGAAGATGTAGGCGAGGTCGCGATTCGACTTCGCCCTCGGATCGTCCGATCCGCCGGCCGCCTTGCGGGCCTGGAGGACGGACATGATCTGCTGGCGAGTCTGGACGTACTTCCGCAGGACCTCGATGCCAGGTTGGTTGTCCATCTTCTTGTCGAAGGCGACCTTCTCGGTCGCCTCGAACTGACGCTGGAACCAGCCCTCGTCACGAGCCTCGAAGTCCTCACGCCATGCGGCGTTGGACTCCTTCAGGATCCCCACTGCCTGGTTGTTGATGAAGGCGAGCACCGGACTCTCCCGATACGAGGTCAGGCCCTGGTCAACAGCCATGGCATTGAGCTTGTCGCGGAACTTCAGGTACCGCTCCCAGCCCACCTTGCGCTGGGCTGCCTTCTGGCTTTCCGCGGGATCCTTGAACCCGCGCTGGGTTTCCGATGAGCCGGGCACGAATCCATGGCTCATCTGATAGGCGTACGCCCACTCGTCATACTCGCCGTTCCCGTCGACGCCGATGATGTACGGCGCCAGATCCGGGAACTTGGCGATCAGGTCCTTGCGCTGCTTCGAGGCGCTCACCGCCTCGACAGTCGCTGGCGCTCCCAAGTTGTTCTGGGAAGAACCCTGGACAAAGGCGAAGTAGTCCCAGCCATACTGCTGGATGAACGTGTCGTCAACCCAGTCCTGGTTGCGACCGTCCGCGGTCGCCTGACGCTTCAGTCCGTTATAGGCGTCCTGATAGAACTGGTACGGCGAAGCCGGCTGAGCCGGGAACGGCGACACGAAGTTGTTCATTACTCGGAGGAAGTACAGAGACTTTCCGTTCTGAATGGCCTCTTCCATCGTCGGCTCCGGGCCGACCCTTCCGCCCTTCTCCCACTCCAGATACATCGCACGGTACGTGCGATCGGTGTAGTAGGAGAAGTCCCGAGCCTTCGTCTCATCGAAGTACGACTGGATCCGCTTCAGCGTCGCGGGCTCCACGGCCTGGAGCGCGTCCTTGTAGCCGTACGGGTTGAAGAAGTGGTAGATCTCCTGAACGGCCTTGTCCTTGGTCGGGTATCGCTTCGCGATCTCCCCGACCGGAATGGACAGGACGGGGCCTGCCCCAGGCAGCCACCACGGATCACCTTGCAAGGTGATATTGAAGCTCGACTTGGGAATGCTCCACTGCATTCCCTGGAGAGTCCACTGCTTGCGCAGTGGGTCCTTGGTGGTGGGCCCGCCCGCCCAGGCGGGCAGTTGGATCCGAAGGTACTCGTCGTCGGTGATCTCGGATGACTCGTCGACAGGGTTACCGTCCTTGTCGACGACCAGGCCCGTCTTGTTCGGCATCTGCCAGGCCATGTTGAAGTACTGAATGATCTGGGGCTTCTCCTTGGCCAAGCCCCACCAGCGGCCTAGGGTCTCTTGCCAGGCACCCATGAACGGGCTGACGAACCTCAGGGCGTCAGCCGCATTGGAATGCGCCGTGACGTCGTAGAGTGTGTTCTTGACGCCCTTGAGGGCGTCGGCGTGAGCCAGCTTGTACGCCCGCTGGAGGTCGTCCTCGTAGATGTGGTCGACCTTCTTTCCGAGCTTGGCTCGGTTCGGGTCGGCCAGCATGTAGTCGATCTCCTGCTTCAGGCGCTGACGGTAAAGCGCCACATAAAGCGGGTGTCTGCTGAGGCGATCCGACGGAATTTCGGAGAGGTACTTGAACGCCGTGTTGAGGAAGTTGTTGGCCTGGCGACTCCAGGCGCCCTGGCCAAGGTTGGCCTGGATAGTACTTCCGTGCACCGCGGGTGGCTTCCCGCCACGCGCGATGTAGTCCTTGATGTCCTTGTCCTGCAACTGGCGCTTCCCCAGAAGCTCGCGCCAGGAGGCGTCGGGGATGTACTGATCCACGGTCGCCTTCGCGTTGGAGACCCAACGCTCCTTGTCGCCCGCGTGGAACGGGAACTGCTTGGCATACTGGCGACCCTCCGGGTCGCGACGAAGCCAGTTCAGAACCCGCTGTTCATCCCATCCCTCGATGAACTTCGCCGCCAGGCGATCCTGGCGAAGCTGCTTGTTCACCGCGTGGAGCCAGGCCTCGGTGTGGCCGGGCTCTCCAGGCTCCACCCGGACGCCGCCACCGCCGGAGCGGGCGGCACGGTTGTAGCGACGCTTCTCGCTCACCTCCAGCCAGTCGGAGTGCATTCCCTCCTGGCTGGCCAGTGCGCGACGCAGGTCTGCGTCAGCGCCACCGAAGGCATCCGTGGCCCGAACGCCACGGTACTCGAACTCACCCTCACCCAGCCGCTTGCCAACTTGCGGCTGGTACGTCTTCTTCAGGCCGATCTCATCGGCCGACTTCAGTCGAGCCTGGACCTCGGCCAGTTCGTCCTGGAGTTCGCCGACCTTAGCGGCGAAGTCGGGAGTGTCTTCGAGCTCGACGAGCTCTTCGGCGATCTCCTCTGCTCGCTCCTTGTCGGCGAGCTGAAGGGTTCTGGCTTCGCGGTAGTTCTGGAAGGTGATCCCTCGGCCGGCTGACTTCAGCCCGGCCCAACCAAGCTCAGTCTCCAGTGCCATGGCGGCACTGCCCAGCTTCGCATTGATGCGAAGGTGGTCGTCTGTCAGCGTCCTCAGGGGATAGCCAAGGCGGAAGAGGACGCTGGCCTTCCACCACTTGGTGAGGATGGACTGGAGGTCCTTGCTCGCCTCATTGACGCCCCAGCGAGCCTTGTCCATCTGGCGCACCGCACGTGCGCCACCATGGAGGTCGAGCTTGTCGACCTCATCGAGCCACTTTGCGAAGCCCTGGAAGGTGTTCTTGCTGCGCTTCAGCGCATGGTCGACGAGGTTCACGTTGAGCGTGGGAACCTCGTTCGCCAACTGCGTCTCAAACTGGGGGAGGACGTTGGCTACGCCATCGTCGTCGATCACTACGTCGCGAGGCATACCAGCCTCGTCGACGGCCGCCGAATAGCGCTGCTGGCCAGCCAGGCCGAACCAGCGCCGATCCTCGGCGAGGTAGGTGTTGACGATCGTCTCGGCTTCCTTCGGCGTGTAGCCGTATTGTGCCGCCTTCTGGGCGAGCACGGCTGCCTTCGCACGCTCGACCGCGGCGTGCTTGGCGCCGGGATTGGAAGCCGTCATGTACTCCGACAGGAGCTTGTTACGCATATCCGGATGCATATCCGGAACCTTGTCGAACATGGCTCTGACTTCGTTCACCGAATCGGGCGCGTCCAGCTGGACTACGCCTTGCTGCTTCTGCGTGGTGAAGTTGTGCCAGATCCTGGTCGGGATCGACCAGAGGTTCTTCTGGATGACCGAGTTCGAAACCTTGTCGGCTTCAAGCCGACTGCGGTCGGTGACTCGAAGCGTGCGCGTCTTAGCCGTATCGCGCACGTTCTCCAGCAGCCACTGCTGGTAGTCCTTCTCGTCGCGGAGGGTCTTCTCGTAGTCCTTCGCGTTCTTCAGGCGCTCCTGGTACTTCGCCTGAATCTCGGGCCTGTTCCAGTAGCGCACCTTGCCAGGCCCGATGTCTTCCCACTTGTTGGCTTCCAGGACGTCATTCACGTCCATCCGGGCCTTGGTGAGGAGATCTGCGATCTCCGTGTCGCGCTGGGCCATCTCGGCCACTGCGCGAGAGTCGCCGTAGGCGATGCGCAGAACCATCTGCGCCTCTTCGGGGGAGTCCTTCTTGCCGGCCTTTGCCAGGGCCGTGGCAACGGCCATGCCGTTGGTGGACTCCTTCAGGCCGTCGACGCCGTAGTAGATCTCGGCGGCCGACTTGCCATGGACGAAGGAGAGGACGGATTCCGTCCTGGACTTCAGGTTCCCAGGGCCTCGCTTCGCGAGCCCTTTCGGCTCTTCGGTGATGGCCTTGAGGACATCCTCGCCCGGCTTGATCGGGCGAGCGAGCTGGGCGCCGCGGAAGAGCTGGGCGCCCTTACCGACCGCGACCAGCGGATCGAGCTTGAAGTCGATGAGGAGGTCGCCTGTGCCGGTCATCACGTTGTACGCCGTGGATCCTCCACGGATCCGCTTCAGTTCCTCGTCGGTCACCGCGTAGCGGTTCTTGACTCCGAACTGCTCCATGGTCTTGCTCGCTTGCGAGCCTTCCATGTTGAACGTGGACTGCATCGCCATGTCGGCGATGGCACGAGCGCCAGCGGAGTTCTGTGCTTCGCCGTACGCCTGGCGCCAGTAGTCTCCGTTGAAGAAACGTCGCCACTCGTCGACCCCACCAGGGTCGTTACCCGCCATCACTGCATCGCGCCGAGCCAGGCGCGCTGCGATGAACGGCGTGGAGCCGTATTCCTTGACCCGTTCCAGTCCCCAGTTCATGGCCGTTAGACCGGCGTTCATGGCCTGGGTGGGAGCCTGCTGGGCGGCTTCGGCCGTTTCCCTGGACATGAAGTTGTCCAGGACGTCCTTCTCGCCTTCGGCGTACATCTGGCTCTTGGCGGCCGAGAGGTCCACCGCGAGGCCGATGTCAGCCTTGACCGCCCCACCCATGATGGAGAGGTTGCGCTCAAGGAAGTCGAGGAACCCCACTAAAGCATCCCTCGGATCTTACGGATGAAGGCTCTGGTGGTGGGCGACCCACGCCCACTGTCTGCCATCGCCTGGAGCGCTGGCAGGTAGGGGAGGATGTACTGAAGATCTCCAGGGTCGGCCTGGTCCAGGCCGAGAATCTCCTGGCCGGGACCGTCTCCGGCGTCGGCGCCGAAGGTCACCGGCTCGTCTGGACGATCCGATTCCTGGTCGAACAGCCCGACGAACGGGCTGGGAGCGGGAGCTTCGGGCGCGGCAGGGCCGCCCCCCTGCGACTGCATGGGAGCACCAGACTGGAGCTGGGCGAGATCTGAAGTCTCGCCGTACTTCCCACCCCCAGTGAGGGCCTTCCTGTCACCGGCTCCGCCGTCTGTCCTTTTCGACAGGGCGCCGGGACCACTCACCGGGGCCGGCGAACTGGGACGTCTATATCCGCCCCTGCCGTCCTGCGCCAACTAGTCCTCGTCCTCTTCGTCCCAAGGCATGGCCGCATTCGCGGCCCGAATCTTGTCGGTGACCTCCAACAGGGCGCCGACCGATTCGTAGTTGTTCATGTCGTGAGCGACGAGCTCGACATACATCGAGCCGTCCTCACGGATGATCTTGACTACGGCGATGTAGCCGGACAGATAACCCTCCGTCTGAACCTGACCAGTCAGGTCGAACGGGTTGTCGTTGAGCTCTTCGCTCAATGCAGGCGGCTCTTGTTGCCCGGCTGGCCCTCAGGGGTCCAGCCGTCCAGGCGCACGCCACGGGGAGCCTGGACAGTGCCAGCCTCTTCACCGTTCTGCGCCTCCATCGGAGGCGCCTGGCGGGCAGTGTCCTGGCCGCCGTGATCCTTGTTGAGTGCCATTTACTTCTTCCTCTGGGGATGGTTCCGGCTAGGCCGGGATTTTCCTCTGAACATTCGCGGTCAGGCTCGGTTGTCCACCGGCTGACATTCCGGCGAGCATGCTCAGAAGCTCTTGTGGGCCCCGGCTTGGAGCCAAGCCCCCCGCGCCCGCAGGGGCGCCAGGGGTGGGCTGTCCAGTCTCTGGGGGAAGTCCTCCCTCAGATGTCGGACCGGGCTCTGGCTCCGGCGGCATGAAGACCTTGGATGCCGCCTCTTCGATCGACTCGCCCTTCTGGCGAAGTCGAGTGACCTCGGTGATCTGGCGGACGATCTCCGCCGGATCCTGGCCCTGAGAGGCCATCATGGGGATGGCCTGGGCGAGAGAGGCGATCGACGCGGACAGCGATCCGCGGAGTGCCTCGATATCGATCTGCTTCTCTTCCTCGGTGATGTTGACATCCACCGGGATCTGTTCCTGTGCCGTGCGCCGAGAGATCAGACCGGCCTGAAGGCCCTGGAGAACGAAGATCAGAGCGCGGTTAGGGTCCAGGCCGGCCGTCAGGCCGTACGTGACCTTGCACGAGTAGTCGCCCTTGATGTCCTTCGAGGGCGTGTACGTCACCTCATACGGCGATCCGAAGTCATCGCCGGTGATGGTCTTGCGAAGGTCCGGCCAGAGCTTCTCGTCCATCTCGAAGCACATCGAGATAACGTCCTGAAGACCCTGGGCGAACATCTGCTGAGCGGTCTTGATGCCTTCGTTGAAGGCGCCCATGAGCGCCTCGACGCCTTGGCCGGTGATGATACTGGCATCGAAGTTGCCAGTACGTCCCTCGGGGTAACGGGAACCAACCCGCTGTTCTCGCTCCAGAAGCTGCATGTTCCCGAAGATCCCGGTCGGGATCGGGAGAGGAACCTTACCGATCTTCTCCGGAGTGGCGGACCGGAGAATCGCGTCCGGTCCGTAGTTGATCTCCTGAACATCGTCGGGAACGACCAGCTGGGCGTTCACCGACTTCTCCGTGGCCTCCATCAGGTAGAGGTTCATCAGGCCGCGGGCGAGCTGGATCGGGATTACGTCGTCGAAGTGCCCACGAGGATCCTCGCCGAGCTTGGGCTGCTCGACGACCTTGACCGGGCACCGCTTGGTGATGTTCTGGACTCGAAGGAGTTCGAGTGCTCCTTCGAGAACAAGCATGACCTGGCAGTACTCGTCGTACCAGTGGGCGACCTCGACCTCGCAGTCCTCCTTGCCGTACGGCAGGAGCTTGCGCAGACGGCCTTCGGCCTCCGGGAACTCGTGGCAGAGGTGCGAGACCCTGGTTCGAACCACCTCGACGTACTGCTTGGTGAAGCGTCCCCACATGTCGAGGATGTAGTAGGCCTTGTGGTTGTTGCTGACCCGGATCTTCGGCATCTTCTCTTCGAAGTCCGGTTCGACGAAGTACGCCGAGAAGGCGTAGGAGAAGTAGCGGTTCGCCGCGTCGTGCTGTTGGTCCTGGAGGTTGGAGCAGTCGACGAAGTACTTGGCGATCTTCGTCCGCTTGTCGGCGAACTTCTTCGCCGCGTCCGAGGTCATGTTCGCCGACTTGCACTGGATAGTCGGCAGGGGACCGAGGTTGTCGGAGAAGTCCCGGCCCGCGACGTCGATCATGTTGGAGACGAGCGGGCCGCCCCACTCCTCCGGGAACATGCCCGGAGCAACAACGTCCCAACGGCCCTCTCGGACAGCCTTGATGGCATCAATAGCGCGCGCACGCGCAAGGTTCTGCGTGCGCATGGCGTCGACGCGCTCGGCGATCTGCCTCGCCGTCATCGCGCTCAAGCGATCATCCTATTGTCTGCCTCGGCCAATCTGATCGTTCCTTGCTTGGACCTCAGGTTCGGTGAGAGCCAGCGTGACTTCTGATGAGTTCCGGTTGTCCTGGAGCCCGGTTTGAGGATCCTCAGTGCCGCACATTCGGCGAACCAGAGGGCCATTACCAGGTCACATGGAGTCTTCTTGGGGTCAAGCTCCGGAGTCCAGACGAGGAGCTGCTTTACGAGGTTGTTCAGGGCTGGATGCTCCAGTCTGGGGAACTCGACCCGACGAGTTCCCTCGATGTAGCGCATCCCCTTCTCGTCCTTGTCCCACGCTCCAAAAAGCGTGGACATGGATCCGACACCCCAGGACGGATCCCATTTGTTCCCGCCGGTCTGGTGCGGCGTGAACCGGATGCCTCTCGCCGCGATCCAGGAGCGAAGCTCTGCATCCTGGGTGAAGTAGGTGTTGAGGCCGGTGTTCTCCACCACGACCTCTCGGATCGAGGGGAACTCGACGCACCAACGTTTGATCAGGCTCTTCAGCTGAGCCGGCGTCTGTCGGCTCGGGTTGGCCGCCTGGGCCACGTACCTCATCATGGTTTTCGGATCAACGGCGTAGACAATGGCGCCGATAGCGCCAGTCGTCGCCGGGTCCATCGACAGGATCCAGTAACAGCCATCCGGGATGTTGTCCAGGCCTCCGGTGAGGCCTGAGGCTCGCCGCTTGTTCACCGCGGCTCGTACCGCGTACTCGGGAAAGGTGCTGTCCTCCGGGATGGCCTGCTGCTGGAACACCAGCTGCCATTCCCGGTTGGAGAGCTTGCGCTTCGGACCCCACTCCAGGTGGAACCTGTCCCACCTGGGCCAGTGCGTGACACCATCGATCTCGATGGTCTCGTTGGCACAGTCCTTCTTCTCGCCGGTCTTCCGCTCGTAGTAGCGGCAGACCTTGCAGAAGGAGAACTTGGTGTCTCCGGTAGCCCAGGGGATTGTGGCGTAAGGCCACAAGACCTTGCCGTCGCTCTCCTCGGTCTTCTCTTCGAGGATCGCCGGCTGGGCCAGGTAGGTCCAGGGCGACTCGTCCTCGCCGAAGTTCTCCGGGTTGAGGAGCTGGCCGTACAAGTCGTGTGGCATCAGCCGCGTCCCGACGACCAGGATCAGGCCGTCAGGGCCTGGGCGGGTCGAGACTTCCTTGTTCAACCATGCGAGCTGCTTCTCCCACTCGTTCACGTTCTCGCCGGTAATGCAGTCGTCGAGAACGATCAGGTCGAGACGGGCACCATAGATCTGGCCACCCAGGCCGAGGGCCTGGACTGTAGGGTTCGGGTCACCGCTGTCGCGGTCCTCGCCGACATAGAAACGGTCGGCGGCCCAGGTCTCGGCGTCTTCCTTGAAGCCGCCCTCGGGGGCGAAGTCTTTGATCAGCCCGGCGAAGGCCGGCTTGGTGAGGCGGTCCTTGACCGCACCCAGGAATTCCTTGGCCTTCGTCTGGTTCTTGGAGATGATCGCGATGCGGACGTTCGGGTTCGTGCAAACCCGATACGTCACATAGTCGACGGTGATGGTCGTCGACTTGGCGTGGAAGACCGGAGTGTTGATGAGGATGAGGCCAGGGTTGGCCGCGATGTAGGTCTGAGCCGGATGGAGATCCTCCGGCTCCTCACCCTCTAGGAGCTGGATCCACTGGCGCTGATGCCAGTAGGTGGGGATGTTGAGGTACTTCTGTCGCCAGGCCTCGAACCCCATGTCGAGGGCCTTGCGACGGTTCTCGTCCCTGGACGAGTTGTCGATCTGCCTCGTCGACCTCGCCAGGTCGACGTTGGCCTTGAAGGCCTCGTCGTTCCGACGCCAGTACTCGTACGTCTTGACCGAACGGTCGACGTCCTTCATGGCCGCCTCGACCGTGTAGCCGGCGGCTCGGAGTTCGATGACCCGAGCCTTGGCGGCCTTGACGTCGAGGGTGGTGCCCTGCTTCTTACGACCGGGACCAGTGCGCCCACGGCGCGTACTGGTGTTCCCTTTACCGGTCGTCAAGAATCTCCTTGGAGTTTGAAGAGGTTAGGACGGAGGACTTGAACCTCCAGCTCCTCGCCGCCCCTACGGCGGGCATGTCGCTCGTTGCCTAGGACGAGCAGTGGCGAGTTGTGTTGCCAGTTACACCATTGACCCGTGCCACGCCGAGGATTCGAACCTCGCCTCCACGGCTTATGAGACCGTGGCGCCTCCCATGGCGCCTGGCTTGGAGAGGGCCCTGCGGGCTCGAACCCTCTCACTGATCGCCGACTCGCAGCGGCCTGCGAATGTCGGCGTACTCCGAGGTGCACCTCTGCCGCGTCCCGCGGTATTCTCCGCCGAGCTCCATCCGGAGCCAGAATCGGCGGAAGTCTGCGGCCGACCAACTGTCGGCCTGTTAGTACCTGAGAACCAGGACTTCTTTGGGGAGCCCCGTTAGGGGTCTCCCAGAACCAAAAAGCTCACAAACCCTAATAAGGAGCGAGGCTCCCCAGAGCCTCGCGACTTGGGGTCTTGGTTGCTCTTCCGTTCGCTTCGCTCTCTCCAGAGCAGGACCCCAAGTCCTGCTCTTCTGGTTCGGGCTCTTCTCGCCCTCACTCCGGGCGGCTGTCGCCGCCCTCCGTTCGGGCTCGCTCCACGAGCCCTCACTACTAGGGGCATATATATATCCGTGTGGCATTTTTGCCACCCGGACACTTTCGACAAAACCGCAGGTCAGAGACCTGCATTTTGTCTCACTATGTGAGATGCATGCATGTGCATGCAATAGGATCCTCCGGTGGAGGATCCCAAGTTGTAGTACTTTTCGACCGGAGAGAATTAGCCAGAAATTCTCGGAGGGAGTCATCCCGCGACGAAGGAGCGGGATTTAAAAGGGCGGGTCAAAGCTCTGCTTTGTCCCGTTTTGGGATGTTTGTTCTCGTCCGAGAGGACGAGTACATACATACAACCGTGTCGTGGACGTCACGGTTGAGTGTTTTGTCCCATTTTGGAGTAGATAGTGCACTATCTACGTAGAAATGGCCACTCTCCTACATACCCCCGATGGGGTATGTGTCGAGCGCCCACACTCACGCGCGTGCACGCGCGTAGTACCACGCACGCAAGTGCGTGGGGTAGGCCACTCTCTCATACACGAGCAAACACTCGTGTACTCGGTCATGGCCACAGGCGTACGCACACCCAAGCGCGTACGCACATGCGCACGTGCACGTGCGCACACGCACGCGCGAGAGCGCGTGCAGGGAGCCTGCCGGCCCACACCTGGGCCACCTGGCCGGCAGGCTCTGACCTGCACCTTCAGAAATTCTGTCTCACACTGTGAGATCTTTCCCGACACCAGTAGACGACTGGTGTCAGTGGTGCTCTACTGGTGTCAACGCCCCGGCAGACCGGGGTAGGGAGCGCACCACCGGCCTCAGCCGGCAGAGCTCACAGAGTGGTTGGACCCAAGGGTCACCCCACCAGGGCTACAACCCGAGTACCTGATACGGCCGGTCCCCTGGACGTCGAGACGTCACAGGCTCCCGCATGGTCATGGAGGCCCAGCACACCCGCTGGGCCTCTTTGATCATGGGTTGCCGACTCTTGCCAAAGGCGAGTCGGTGACCTGTCGAAGACAGGGAGACAGACATGCCAGAGAACATGCACTATCAACTGACCGCAGCGCTACACGCGCTACTCGATGGCGATGACATCGAGGTCAGCAACGTCCTGGAAAGCTTCGACATACCGGCGTTCTACTCCGTGCAACACGGAGAGAACGAATCCGAGCTCTGGATCGAGACTGAGGAAGGCGAACGGATGATCCTCTCCGTTCGCATGGCGCCCAAGCGCCAGGACTGATCACGGCAGGGCAGGCCTAGTGCCTGCCCCTTGCTATGTCAGCACGACTATCAGAGTCGTGCCCTCATAGTGAGGACAAAATCATGGACCCCGACGCAACACTCGCCGAAATCCGCAAGCTCTGCGAGAGCTTGGACTGGGGAGACTTGGAGGGCGATGCCCTCCGCAATGAAATCGACAGCCTCTATGCGATCGCCGACGGGGCGATCGCCCTCGATGGCTGGCTGTCGCGCGGTGGGTTCTTCCCCACCGCATGGGACAACGTAGGCAACCAACGGCCAGTCGAGTGACTTGGGTGATGCCCACGCTGTGAGGCGTGGGCTTTGCCTTGGCCATTACGACGACAGAGGAGAAGGCCATGACCTGCAAGCACGGATACAACGGATTCTGCATCGACGAACTGAGCGCAGAGGAGCGCACGAACTTCTGGGCGCTCTACAGCCACGCGTACAACTACGCCGAGCTGAACACGGAACTGGGCGACTACTGGGGCGACGTCTACGCGATCGAGTACGCGGAGCAGAACTACCAGCACCCCGACGACGCGCCGTCGCACGCGTCGGAAGCCCAGCAGGCTCGAATCTTGGATCTGCAAGGCGTCTGAGTGACTTTGGTCGGAGCCATCCCGCATGGCTCCGGTCATGGCTACTCAGCCAAGGAGGAGGAGACATGGCGAAGCGCAAGAAAATCTACATGCGTGGCAAGAGCCACGCGGCTAACCATTCTTTCACACTGGAGAAGGAGATCGGAGTACTCGTCAGGGATGACGAGTACGAAGAGTGGACCGTTCACTTCTACGACACTCCGGACGACCCCGGCTTCATCCGCCGGCATACGAGCGGCAAGGGCTACGCCGCATTCTGGGACAACCGACTCGTTGCACCCAGCCCCGGCAAGCCGACTGAAGAGCACGTCGGCGTTGACTTCAGCAAGGCATTGGCAGCCGTAGTCGGCCCCCTGCCGTATGGCTATACGTGGGTGGCTACGAACGACCGTTGAGTTGTTCCCACAGACACCTGCCCCAGGACCGCATGGACTGGGGCAGGCCAGCGGACATACCCCAACTGGCTACGAGGGGGCCGGCTTAAACCCGGCCTGTTGTCGGTTCGAATCCGACTGTCCGCACCATCACGCCGACAGGCATGGTCGGCGTGTGCAACAAAGGGGATGGGCTATCGATTCCTGCCGAAGGCGAATCGATGGCCTTCTTGGGAGAAGAAGGACCCTGACTATGGAAAACACGATGTGGGCCGCTCCTGGCGGCCCTGACGACTCTCCAGAGCGCACAGCGGACGTCCTCATGGACGTCTTGGGGCCGGAGGCCTGTAGGGGCCTCCTGGACATCTGGGAGGCATGGGACGGGCCGTTCGTGGCCCGTCCTGAGTACACGGCGCTCAGGGAGCGCCTGGACAGCTACGTTGCCGACTCTTGCGCCGCCTGGCGCGAGTCGGTGACCGAGGCGGAGCCGATGGCGCGGGACACCGCGCTAGCCATGGCGGTAGCCGTGAACGGAGCAACCATCGCCGCTAGACTCAGTGGCATAGCGTAAGGAGACTACGGTGGACAAGCGACACGAACCAATCAACCCAGACTCCGAGTCCCTCGGGACTTGCAAGCACTGCAATCGGAAGATATTCCGAGCTGACCCGGACTTCGCTTGGTATCACGACAACGGGGACTACGGGTCAGCCTCGTATCTCTGTCCGGGAGAGAAGGACTGACGCTCTTGCCTCTGGCCGATCACTAGCATCGGCCATTGGTTGGATCGTACAGTTACCGATTCCTGCCGAAGGCGAATCGGTGACCGGAGGTCTACGACCGAAGGAACCAAGGAAGGGACAGAACGATCATGTTCAAACTGGAATTCGATACCGACAACGCCGCATTCGAGCCCATTGGAGGGCTCGATGAGACCGCGCGCATTCTTCAGGATGTGGCACGGAGGATCTCTCAGGGGGAGACCTCCGGCAGGGTTCGAGATGTCAACGGAAACTGGGTCGGACACTTCGAACTGAAGACGGAGGTCTGGGAACCAGACTCCGAAGAGGAGTGACTATCGCCTGAACAGATTCGATTGAGGCCCCGCTACGGCGGGGCCTTCTTCGTGTCGTGATTCAGTCGACAAAGGAGAATGACAATGCTGGCGGATGAACAACTGTTCCATGCATGGACCAATGGAGCGATGGGAGACAAGACGTTCCTGTCTCAATTGCTCCGTATCGCCATGGACAACAATCCCGACTTGGTTCCCAAGTCGCATGACCTGATACTGCTTCGCCAGGAGACGGCGAAGCGGTACGGCGTCTCCCACTGGGACGCCGTAATGATCCTGAAGGCCGCCCGCGAGAACGCGGGGGCCTATGACGATGACGTGGACGACCACATGTCGTCTGAGGAGTGGGGTCGTTATCAGGACGACCTGAGGGGAGACTTCGAATGAGCCTCACTGACGACCAGAAGAACGAGCTTGCCGCCCTTGTGGGCGACGGTGACGCGTTCAAGCGTGTGCAAGATCTGGTCGGAGAATGGATCTCCGACGAGGCTGAATTCTCGTTCGAACGCGGCCGAGAGGACGGCCGCGACGATGGAGTCCAGGAGGGCTACGAACAGGCCCAGGAGGACGCCAAGGAGGACTCTCGGCGTCGGCAGATCCTGCCTCGCTTCGAGGCGAGACATTCCGGCATCGCCTGGACTGTCCGGGACATGGAGAAGGGCGAGAACCTGCCAGGGTTCTACGCCCACTACCAGGCGACCGATCTGGTCGCCGACCTGAATCGGAGGCTCAGGGATGGCTAGCTACACACTCACCCTCTCTAATGGAGAGAGGGTGAACTTGTCGATCAAAGATCATCGAGCGGAGAAGGTGCTGGACAAGATGATCAGCGCCCCATGGATCGAGACTGGCGACGGGAGTCTGATCAACACGGCTCACGTCGTCCACATTCGGCCTGTCTAGTGCATTCAGTTGGGCTCGACTTTGGTCGAGCCTTTCTGTGTCCACTAGACAGACGAAAGGAATGGACAATGGCAATCGAGCTTTCGTTCGATGAAGCGAAGCGCCTCATTGAAGAGGCAATCGCCGAGAAGGGCGAGAACTACGTGTATCCGGAGTGGGGCGGTGTTTGCCGGTATTTCGAGAGCGACGGCACGCCGTCGTGCATCGTTGGTCACGCCCTGGCGAAGCTCAGCGTCACTCTCGACATGCTGGCGGCCGAGAGGCCTGATGACGAACTCAGTCCGGATGGACTGAACTCCTACGCCTGTGTCCCAATCCTGGCTGCACGTGGCGTGATCGACATTGACGATAAGACGTGCACCTTGCTCTATGCAGCCCAGAACGCCCAGGATACCGGGTTGACTTGGCGAGAGGCCTACGAAGCCGGCCTGGAGGCGGCGAGTGTCGCCTAAAGTCGGCGAGGTCCGTCTCCTCGTGGCTCTCCTCGACCCAACGGGGGAGAGCCCAGAGGAAGCCGCGGAGCTCGCTCGCGAGCTGATCGAGGCACTGGACAGAGAACGCACATCCCGGCAGGGATGGTGCGTACTCGCCCAGCAGGGCACTGGCCAGGACGCCTCCGTGGCGTCCTACGGCCCGTGGAGCACCATAGAGGCAGCCCGGAAGGCTGCCCAGCTTCACGGGCCTTCCTGGCCCGTTGGAGGGCGGCTCATGCTGGCGCCGTCATACCCGGCGCCATACCTCGAAGAGGTGAGACTCCGTGCCGCGGTCAATGCGGCACTGTGCATCCCTTCGGAGAAGGAGCGCGTACGCGCTCTGGCAGAGGCTCTGGGTGTGACTCAGAAGCTTGTGCGAGAGGCGATAGACAAGGCCGCGGAGAAGGCAAGGCCTTCGACCGACTATGTGAAGTTGATCATCGATACGACTCGCCAGCTGGCGAGTGGATAGGAATTGGAATGTACGAGTATCGGAAAGGACCTGCGTTCTGGGCCTTTAGGGCCAAGGAGTCTTGGGGATCTCTGATCCTTGAGATCGGAGAGGCTGGTAGCCCGACAGTCGAAGTCGGCGGAGCCGACGTTCTCGACTTCGTTCGGGGCCTCCTCCAGGAGGCCGGCGTAGACGCCTGGGTGGTGGAGCGTGACAGCTCCAATGGCACGACGACAGTCGTGAACTCCGGAAGCGAGCACGTCGTCAAGGTCCTCCACGGAGGGTTTCTCACTCCTGCCGTGGCACGGCAGGCAGCGGCCAGTCTCCTGGCCGATGCTGACGAGGCTGAGCGCCTTCAGAAGGAATCCGAAGAGGTCGACGAGGAGGACGTCAGGGCGATCCAGGAGGTATCGCCTTATGTGAATCGCGCAGAGGCGGAGGCATACCTCCGCGCTCTCAAGAAGCGCGGCGTGTACATCCCTCGTCCTTCAGACGAAGAGGAAGTGCCTTTCTGATGAGGAAGCGAGAGCAATGGATCCCAACGCCGGAGGAGAGGGCGTTGGGCCGATTTCTTGTGACGCTTCCCGCAGACAGCAACCTCCGTCACGCACAGAAGATCCTCCAGTTTCTCAAGGAACTGGGATGGACTCCTCCGAAGGAGGCTGGCTGATGGGCTGGGTGTTCCTCGTCCTGTTCGTGGCGGCCCTCTGGGCCGCGGTGACGGACGGCTGACATGGCAAAGCACACGCCGTGCAAGCACTGTGGGGCACGCACGCACTATCAGTGCGTGCCCTCTGTGCCCGAGTGCACGGCCAAGTATCACTGCACCCTGAACGCCGTCTACAGCCTTGGGTGCATTTGCCCAGAAGCGCAGGGGCGGATCAACGGCATGTCCAAGGCGTCGTACCGGCGTCTAAGGGATATTCCGCAGGAGAAGCCGATAGACCTCAATGAGATCGCCATAACCTCCTATGTGAAGGCCTGCCGAGACATCGTAGGGGCGCTGGAGCCCCTACGGCCGGAGGCTGCCCAGCTGGTAAGGCGCTGGGCATTTGCCCGCGGATTGAAGGTGTGACATGGGAAGACCACGCATCTCCGCGGAGGAGAAGCAGGCCACGAAGCGTGCCTACCAGAAAGAGTGGCGTCGCAAGCAGAAGGAGAGGGCAGAGAAGCTCGGAGGTCGAGCTCCTCGTTATGTTGACTGGGTTGTCGTGATGAGGACCATCGAGGGTGAAAAGGGCCTCATCACGAATAAGTTCGAACGGGACGAAGTAATTCGTCAGTTGGCCCTCATGGAGTGGTCGACCAAGGACATCGCCAGCGTAGCTGGGTGTGGTTTCAGTTTGGTGGACAAGATTCGTCGTCGGCTGGGTGTGCCAGCCGACAATAGTCACTCTATTTCCAGAAGTGAAGCTGAAAGGATTGTGGCGGCCTAATGACCCTGAAAGAGCGTATCGAGCGTGCACTGCTCGACAAGGCGGTTGTCACCGCGGAAGGCGTCGTATTGGACGACGCCATTAGCACGCTGCTGAACATCGCGAAGAATGAGTACAAGAGAGGGCGTGAGGCGGAATGACTGAGCGAGAAGAAGTGGTGAACGAGATCCTTCGAAGGTACGGGCTGCCGACCTTCGAATGGCAGGATCTCGCCGAGGAGATTCTTAGTTTGCTCGAGGAAGAGCTCGCTCACGCTCGCAACGAGGCGTACGACGAGGCGCGAGAGCAGATCTCTGACAAGATTGCTATCCACGCCGCCCCGTGCTTCCGCACGGAGGGCTGCGTGCATGAGTTCTGCGCCGGAGTCTGGTCGGCGCAGGACACCGTTCTTGATTGGCTGCCAGGATGAACCGCCTCGCATTCGCCTTCGGGCGTATAGTGCTCTGGCTCTTGACTTCGCCAGAGCGATGGAACGAATGGTGTAGAGAACACTTCGCCGAAAACAACGGCGAGATTGAGGAGGATTGGTGAGTGATTTCGCCGAAAGGCTAGATATCGAACTCGCATCGCCCTGTCCGGGCGGATGCGGCAAGTCGGGATACTTCTGCACCTGCCTGGAAGACGCCGAGTACGGCGTCACTGAGAAGTGCGCAGACTGTCCAGTCTGCGATCCGGGCTGCAATGGCTTTTGCCCGGAGTGCTTTCCCGAAGTTCCGGATTGGACCATCTGATGACCCCTCGTGAACGACACTACGAAGATGCCGCCACGTACGTGGACAGGGCAGCCAGCCACGCGCATGAAGCGCGTGACGCTCTCGGAGATCTGATGGCAGATCTCCTGTACGACGTCGCCAGGATCCTCCGGGAGATCCCGAAGAGCACGGAAGTGGAGGACTGAGATGGGCGCGTTCATTGGTGGCCTACTGGCCACGATTCCACTCTCCATCCTCCGCGGATGGGTTCTGTCGGTCCTTTGGAACTGGTTCGTGACCACGCTGGGCGCACCACGCCTGAGCGTGGTGGCTGCTATCGGACTGGGGACGATCGTCACAATGATGACGATCGTTCCTCGCCAGGAGGACGCCGAGCGAGGCGTCCTTGAGAGCTGCTTCCTGAGCGTGTTCATTTCGCTCTTCGCGCTTGGGGTTGGTTGGGTCACCCATCTGTTCCTGGTGGCCTGATGTCTAGGCCCCAACACTACAAGGGCCTGAAGAGGCCCAGGAGATGGCACAGGACGAGCAAGGAGGGACGGCTCTGGCTGAGGGCTGTCCGACTGATCTGGAGTCGCGCATGACCGCGACTCTCGATCTGGTCGACGTCGACGAGTCCACCATGGACTCGGACGTCATCCATGGGAAGTGCCTCTCCTGTTGGCCGGACAAAGGTCCGGCGATCGCCATTTGTGGCGAGCCGTACATCAGTGAGATCGACTACGATCGACCTCCACCACCGAACGCATGTAAGATCTGCCTCACCGCACCGCGGTGCTCTAGGTGCGGCAGGCACTTCATCAACTGACGACAAGCAGAAGCCCCAGCCCTGGAAATCAGGGCTGGGGCCTTTTTCTGTTTCTGGAGCCGTGTAGACGTGGCTATGAGGGGCGGCTCCAGGGCGGCTCTACCGAGCCGCGTGGGGCGACCGGAGAGGGCTGGAAGGGCTGTCCAGCCCCTCCCGGAGGCGCTGGCACGAGCTTCCAGGTGCCATCGCCAGGACGAGGGCCTCTACGGCAGCCGGCCCCCACGTGGACATGGTGTGGAGCTGTCGTGCGCTTGCCTCGTCCAGCTCGTCGATACTCTCATGGCCAGAGGCGCGCACCAGCGCCCGAAGCAGGTCGTCTCTGCCCATGCGCGCCTCCGTCCAGCCAGGCCCGACCGAAACGGACCTGGCACCATCATGCATGTCATCTGTCGTCCGTGTCAAGTGACACATCGAACTTGAAGAGTCGACTCAGGAAGTCGACCAGTGCGCGAGCATCATCGCGCGTGAGGAAGGCAGCGGCCGTATTGAACCGGCCGTCAGTCTCTTCCTCCAGAACATCGACATAGACCTCAAGTTCCCTGCCGTCCTCGTAGGACTCTTCGAAGAGAGTCGAGGCAGTGGAGCCATCGTCGTCCCGTCTGACGATCTTGAGCGATGAATAGCCCTCATGGGCGTCGTACTCGTGGTAGCTCACCCCAGTCGCTCCAGCTCTGCCTGGGTCAGGTCGAGCACCAGCCCGACCTGCTGAAGGCCCTTGAAGGTGGCGTTGTACTTGGCAGCCAGCGCCTGAGCGCTGGCACGCTCCTGCTCCAGCTGATGCTGGAGCCCATCAGACTTATCGCGCTCGATCTTGAGCGCATCGAGCGCCTTGCCGTACTTATCGCGGAGCTCTCCGAGCTCGGAGAGAAGGTCGACAGCCTGGTCCAACAGGCTGGCATCGGACCCATCGACGATCAGGTCGTGGGTCCCGTCAAACTCGATTCGGTCGCGCAGCGCGGCGACCTCCTCCTTGACGGCTGTCAGCTCGCTCTTCTCTTCCACCACAGTCTCAGTCATCCTCGGCCTTCACAATAGACGCAATCTCGATGCAGTTCACCAGCCCCTTGAGTTGCTCCCCTGGGCCTGAGAACTCCACCCACCCCCTATCGTGGAGAATGGCTATCGTCTCCGCCGAGATGGAAATCTCGGCCCCGTCTCGAAATCTAACGATCCAGCTATTCATCGATCCTTCTCATTCCTCCGAGCCTTTGGTTCGGCTCTCTTCCTTCGTCTCCGTTGTGATGGTTGGCAATGACCGCCCGGGCATGCGCGTTGCGCATGGACACCTTCGTCCCGACGTTCCGGTCACTCCAGTGACCGTCCTCTTCCTCCCGGTCCGGTCTCTCGAACTCGGACTGGAGACGCGCCATTGCGCGGTTCACTCGCCGCTCCGCGGCTTGGCGTGAGACGCCAAGTGCATTGCCGATGGCCGTGTGGTTCATCTCTTCACGGCAGTGAAGAGCCAGGACCTCCTGGTCCTTGTCGGAGAGACGCCCGTAGGCGTCCTCCAGTAGCTGTGCTACAGGCTCCCACTCGGGCACGACACGTGCCCGCCAGTCCGGGTGGAGCACCCGGCCCAGGAATGCCTTCATCTCCGAGTTGGTGTAGATCCTGTGGGGGTCATGGCCATGGCCCAGCTTGTAGAGCTCTCGCTTGACGTCGGCTGCCATAAAACTGGTCATGGCTCCAGGGTTTTCCAGGAGCTCCGCCAGACGGCGCTTGTTCTGGAGGCACCAAACCCACGCCGCCTGCTCACAATCATCCACATCAACTGAGGGAAACCGATAGGCCAAGCCCCTGGAAACTTGCAAGACGATTGGCCGGCACATCTTGAGGATCTCGTCGCCGGTCACTCCACCCACCTCAGTCCGTTAACAATGCTGTAAACCGTTTCCCGGCAGACTCCAAATAGTCCGGCGATGTCCTTGGCCTGCATACCGTTCTTGTGAAGCCATCTGATCTTCTTGGCCGCACCTCTATCGAGCTTTGCATTGCCATTCTTCTCGCCTCGACAAGTATTGCCGTGGCGCTCTCTGTCGGCCGCATTGGCGGCCGCACTGTCATATCTGAGGTTGCCAACCCAATTGTTGGTCGGATCGCCGTCCCAGTGACAGACTTGAAGTCCCGTCGGCCTCTGGCCGATGAATGCTTCCGCGACAAGAGAGTGCACACACCTGGTCACCTTGGTGCCGTCCTCCAGCACCAGCCTGACACGTGCATGTCCAGATCTATTGCCGAACGAGGGCTTCAAGGGGCGGGGCTCCTTGCGTCGAGAAGTAACCGTCCCGCGATATCGGCCGAGACCGGACCGACCCCTCCAGGATCGGACCGATCCGAGGCTTGATACTTCGTACCATCCGCCCGTCTCTTCGACGGGTCGCCACTCCTCGCCAGTCATGCCGAAACCTCGACAATCGAGGTCGACTCCAGTCGACGAGATCCCCTAGACCATTTGCGGCACTGGCCGCACACGTATCTTTGATACGTCCCAGCGCGGAGGAAGGCCCGGCCTTGGGGCCGGAGGTCCTCACTGCCACAGGCTGGGCAGACATCCTCGCCGCGGAATGCGGCGTGAGAGGCAATGCCTGGGATCCAGGGCTTCAGCCGCTCGAAGAGCGGCACCAGAAGCTCTACGTCCTTGCGGCAGTAGTTGGACATCCGACGCCAGGCGGCGTCGTCCCCCTGCATGCAGGCGAGCCAGAGCTCGAAGCCTTCATGCTTCACCTTGCCCTCCAGGCCAAGGGCCTGGGACACATAGTCGAGCTTGTTGCTCGCCAACCTGAAGCGCTTCTTCGCAGCGCGCATCAAGTCGATCTCTTTTGTGGGCGAGGGAGGAGGCATGCCGGCGAGGAGGAACTCCTTCGCCATGGTCTTGGTGTCGAACGACTGGCCATTCCAGCTGACCACCGCGTCAGCTTCGTGCATGAGGTCCCATGCTTTCTGAAGCATGGCCTCCTTGCCGTGCTTGTGCACGGACCAGACCTTGGCTCGGCTGTCTCCCTCCCACATCCAGCCGAAGCAAATGACCTCGCTCGCTTCCCTGAGCTGTGCGAGCGAGATGTTCTGGTCGAACAGTCCCCACACATTTGCCAGATGTGGGGCGGTCTCCAGGTCCCAAAAGCCTATGCGCATCGTCACCAGCCCCGATCCTCGACGTCGAAGCCTGCGAGCTTCGAGGCGATTGCCATGCGGGCGCGATAGATGCGCCCGGAAAGCTTCTGGCGCCACGTCAGTGGCTTCCTGGGAGGTCTGGGAAAGAGACGCTGGAGCGTTGACTCGTGCTCCATGACCTTCTTGAAGTACTCGCCGTAGGCGGCTTTGATCAGGTCGTCGTTCATCTCGCCTCCATGAGGCGGAGATTGACTTCGAGGTGATCTTCCCTGATCGGCCAAGTGGCCGGCCCAACGAAACCCCAAAGGGAGTTGCTGATCTTGGCTCCGCCGCGACTAGTAAGGTCGCGGCCGGGACCATTGCAAACCCAGCAAGTGGGCCCCAATGACGGGGCCCACCGCACGTCACATGACGTGCAAACCTGCATCCATTGCATGTTTAGTTGTCATTTCTCTTCGTGCGCCGGTTCGTGGTGCCCGGCAATGGGTGGAACTCTAAGGAGCACCTCCCCGTGCTCCTTATCTACTAATAGTACCTTTAGTCCATAAGATGTCAAGAAGTGGACAAGGGTATTCCAGTCATCGTCGTCCATTCACCTGGAGTAAACCTCGGACCAGGCATTGATGGATTCCTGATCCCGACTTCCATCGGGGAACTGACGCAGATGCCACGGATTCGTCAGGTAGCAATCGAAGTACAGGGCAGCCAAGAACGAATTCGCCTCGGCATAGTCGGCGAATCGAGTGAGCCACTCGGGGCGCTCGTTCGAGAAGCGAGGATCCGGGACGGATCCAGTCTCTCCGACTGCCATCGGCAGTCCAGCGGCCTTAGTGAACTTCACCAGGTCGTCGAGGTAGTACTCGACGTCCCTTGAATAGTCACCACTCTTCGATGCTTCGTTATAAGGATCCCAACCAACGAAGTCGCAGATCTCCCAGAGATCTGTGGAGTCACTGGCGAGGATCGCCGGCACGTGATAGGGGGCCGTGCCGAGCGTGAACTTCGACATGAAGATCGGACCGAACTTGACGTCCGGGTGATTGACTTGCCTCACGATCCGTCCGAAGCGGTGCACTGCCCGCTTCCAATCTCTGGCCGTGAACAGGCCAGACTTGATCTTGGACTCGGGCTCATGGAACAGAGTCAGGAGCTTCGGCAGTCCATCCTTGGGGATGGACTCGACATAGCTCTTCGCCCATCCGTCCAGTTGACCAGAAGCCATCTGGACTACATCTGGCTTGATGGAGTGCCAGGCTCCGCTGGCAACGACAGGGGCCCTTGATCCCGACGCCGAGCTCGGCGTCGACCAGGACGACGGCTGTCCGCCGTCGTAGGTGCGGACGATCCGCGGCACGCCGCAATCGGCGACGTGCTCGCGCAGTTCCTCTGCCCACGTCCGGCCGGACCCCGGATACGGGGTCACGGCACAGCCGAACAGGGTCTTGCTTCGCAATGGGACGTCGACAACAGTCGACCCAACCTTGTGCCGCTCACTGTCTTCGACGTGAACCGTCACGTTGACCGAGGTCACTTCTGCTCCTCCACAACACAGTCCCAACCACAGGCGGCGTAGCCCGCCCAATCGACCCAGGAATCCCTCTTGTCCGGCTGCCACATCAGCCGGGATATCTTCACCATTCCCACCAGGATTGCCACGTCGTGAGCCTTGAGCTCACGGCCCCCTGGACCGCGATAGCCCATCGCAGTGAGGGCTTCCGCCGTTCGCTTAAAGTCCTGGTGAGGCTCACCGTACTGGTTGTTTCGCTCGCCAGTCACGAGGCCCTTGGCCTCGTCGAGGAGAGCCGCCCGCGGCGACTCATCGAACATCGCCTCCACCTCGACCCTAACGGCCGGGTCGTCATACTCACTTCCGTCCGTGTGAAAGTGCAGCGAAGGATCTTCCTCGCAGCCTTCACGGCTGCACTTCCGAGTCGCACCAAGCGACTCCAAGAACTCCTCCGTGGAGTGGTAGATCACTGCGTGCACCCTGTCATTGATGTGGTGACCACACTCGCCACACACATTCGCGGGCGTGTACCGCGAATGTACGTACTCGTGTTGGCCCGGATCTTCCACCTCGCGCGGCCGAGGGCCGGCGAGGTCAAGGTACGCCTCTTCGATCGGCGTCCGCTTGCGACAACAAGCGTGCTCCACCCGCTCGTCAGTCATCCCAGGACACCTTCACATCGGCGTCGCCGATAGCCTCGTCGACGAGCTCGGTCAGCTCGTCGGCCTCTGCATAAGTCAGACCATTGTCGTCGGCCCAGTCGCCGACGACCTCTGCAATGGTCAAGTACTCCGGCTCAGGGCCGGAGCCATCGATGATCTTCTTCGCCAGTCGGCGAACGTCTTCCCTGGTCCACTTCTCACTCATCGTCATCTACTCCCAATGCTTTCCGGACGCCTTTGGCGCCCTCTTGCAAGTACAAGCTGTTCACGTCATGGTCGTTTGGTAGATGCGCCACTCGCGCATCCGGCAACTGCTTCTTCAGCTTCTCGGCCGCCTTGCGGCCTGGCTCATCGCCGTCCATGGCGATGATCACTTCGAGGTCCGAGAAGAGGTGTCGGAAGTACGGCTTCCATCCATTAGTTCCTGCAATCGCGACCGCAGGAATGCCGCACAACTCAGACAGAACCAGGGCGTCGATCTCCCCTTCGGTAATGGCGATTTGATCGCCAGTGTCATGGAGTTTTTGCACATTGAACAGGTGGACGGCGGTACCCGCCGGCTGCCAGTACTTCTTGTCCTCGCCAGAAGCGCCTTCAAGCCATCGGAACCGTATAGCCACGACGCCACCCGGCGAAACAAACGGGATCGCCAGTCTTCCTGCTGCTCCCAGGTACTCCCCAATGTCATCCTCCACGTATCCAAGTCGGTACTTCTGTGCCACATCCAGCGGAATGCCACGCTCTTTGAGATGTTGCTCTGCGGGGCTGCCCGGGAGGGCAGACTCAAACCTCCGAGTCGCGGCCTCCAGCGCTTCACGCTGCGCGGCCGTCATCCTCGGGAAGTCCGTCATCTAGCCACGCCCAATTCTTCCGCTGCCAAATTTCATAGATAGTCGCTGGCTTCACGCCGAACCGGCGCGCATACTCAACTCCTGGAGCTTCTCTTCGCCGGATCTCCCGAACCTGGTCCGCAGTCAGGATGCAACGAGGGCTCCTTCTCTCCTCGCGCGCCGTCTGATGCTTGATTCGATCTTGCATGTTGTCACTCCTGGTGCCCCAGGAGAGGTTGCTTACGTGGTTGTTGAGGCGACAGCCGTCCTTATGGCAGACCTGATGGTCTGGGCTTGGCCGCGGCCCGTAGAAGGCCTCGGCCACCAATTGGTGAACTGGTCTCCACTTTCTCTTTCCACTGCCGAAGTGGTAGTAGACACTTGCGTAACCCCACATGGTTTGCTTGGGCCACATGATCTTTCCAGCCTTGCCAATTACGCGCCCGTGACTACTCACCCAGTAGCCACAACCAACACTCCGCCACTCCTCAACGTCGAAGTCTTGGTGGGGTCCACTTCCCTCTGGGCTTACGCCGGCTTGGACGACTTCCTCGTTCAATCTTTATCTCCCCTCCCAACATCTGCTCGGCGAGAGCCTTCGCCTCTTTGAACCTGACTCCACGGCTCTCCATAATCAATGCATATGCGTCTCCGCCTCGCCCGCAGGCGAAACAATGCCAGTAGTCTTCGTAGAGGACCGCACTTGGATTGCGGTCCTCATGATCGATGCAAGGGCAGCGAACCTTGCCGTAGTCGGATTCGTTGAATCCGAGGGCCAGCCAAGTGGCCAGGAGGTCAGGCTTCATCCCACGGAGACTTCTCAACGGGGATGCCGAGCCACCGCCGTGCGACCGTCACGGCGTAGTTGCTCGGGTAGACCTTGATGGCCTCCCACTCAAGCCACTCGGCCAGGGCGAGACAGAACTCTTCCGGCTCGTCGAAAGTAAAGGCTGGCCGCCCTGCGCAATGGCGCAGGTTCTTGGCGGCTTGCTCAAGCGACTCGTATTCGTCGAGCATCTTTCGATAGGCCTTCGTCTCCGGCCTAGATTCCTGGGCCTCCGCGCTCACTTCAATCCAGCCTCTCGCTCAATTCCATACGGCCAAAAGGATGGACCACCGTCCATGGCGGCCACTCTCACACCACTGCATGAGTGCGTGACCGGGAAGACATACTTCCCGCACACCTCACACTGCTCACGGCCATCACCGGGATTGGTCGTCGGATGCATATCCGCCAGCCTTCAATAGCTTCAACATGTCCTCCAGGCTGGCGATAACCAGCCACTGTCCAACGGTCTCTACGCCGGCGCCGTTGGGCCGGTAAACCACGAACGGAACGGCTTCGCCGTTCTTGGCGTACTTCTTCGCCTGGCGATAGAAGGCGACCGGAGAGAACTCTGCGGCGCTCTTCACTTCGATCGGCGCCCCGGCGATCCCGTTCACGATGTCCTCGCCCGGCCGGTTGGCCGGGACTCGCTCCGCGTTCTCCCAACCGAACTCGCGGAGCAGGGCGGCTACAGCCGCCTCACTCTCACGGGCGCGTTTCACGCGCGAGGACGCCATCACTTCACCTCGACCATCGAGAAGTCGCAAAGGCCCATGTCAATATCGGTCCAGGCCTGAGCCCTGGCCTCGTAGTAGGCCTCGCTCTCAGTCTCGGCCTCGACAGTCACACGCCCAGTGGCGTGGTACTCATAGGTGAACTCAGGCATCAGTCGACTCCCTACGAACAACAGCCAGCGAGTAGTGATAGTGAGGTGCACGGCGACGATTGATTCGATTAGCCGTGCGCCGGGCGCCCCACCTCGTACGGTGGGGCAGGCAGAAGGACCAATCCAACACTTTCCCGCCGAA